TGCTTGATAGTGCAGCACTCTTACTTTCTAACTCGCCTTTGAGTTCCTTGATTTGAGAGGTTAATTCTCCAATTCGCTTACCACTACCACTGCCCATTTTCTTAGCTAGCTCACCCAATTTTTCGGGGGGCAAAACTTCCATGGCCTGTATAGCGATCTGTGAACGAGAGTCATCATCCAACTCATCCCAATCAATCTGTGAAAGAACGCCTTCGCCACCCAGCACTTCTTCAGCAGTTTCCTCTTGCTCAGATACCTCGGTTTCTTCTACTTCGGATACATCCTCCGTAGCTTCTTCCTCTGCAACTGGCTCAGATTCCTCTGGCTGTTCCTGTGTTGGAGATAGCTTTTCCACTCTTGCTTGACGAATTTCTTCTAGCGTTTGCGGTTTGGCTTGTTCGACTGTCGATACTTCTTCTGAAGGGGCTGTATCGTTACCCACATTTTCGGTTTGATCCATAACACTAATCTGCATTTTTACGCCCGCAGTACGGCGATGAGATCATTATAGCACGGGGCTATTTTTTGTTGTAATACTTTTTTCTTGCATCAACTCGTTTTCGAGCGGCAGCCATTTCTTCGGGTGTGAAATGTTTTCTTTCGTACACGGGTTTTTTAGCTGCGGGTTTAGCTGCGGGTTTAGCTGCGGGTTGCTGTGTAGCGGGTTTAACTGCTGGTTGCTGTGTAGCTGGTTGCTGTGTAGCGGGTTGCTGTGTAGCGGGACTTGATCCCATAACTTTATTAACGCCCTGCTTAGTTGCTTCGTATCCAGCAATAACGCCATATGGACTCTTCGCAACTTTCTTCGCGACCTTCCTTGCTTTTGCGGTCTTTACTCTAATCTTTTTCTTTGCTTTTGCAATCGATGGCTTACCCGCCTTGTAGCCAGCTTTGTAAGCTTCCGCTCCTGATACTGTTGAATAACTCCCTGCAGATGATTTAGTTGAGCTACCACCACCAGAGGTTGCTGCGGAATTAGCTCCGTATCCCCTTGATTGGGTTTGACCAGCGGCTTCTCTATTTGTTTTTAACTTAGGCTTCGTTTTGGAGTTATTAACACCATTAGCCAGCTTAAGTGGAGTCTTCTTAACAGCCTTCTTTACAGGAGTCTCCTTAACAGCCTTTTTAACAGTGGTCTTCTTAACAGCCTTTTTAACAGGAGTTTTCTTGACGGCCTTCTTAACAGGAGTCTTCTTGACGGCCTTCTTAACGGGAGTCTTCTTGACGGCCTTTTTTACAGGAGTCTTGACGGCCCTCTTTACAGGAGTCTTCTTGGTTACTTTCTTGGGTGTATCTACCTTGGGGTTAGCTGATACTGGTTTACCAGCCTTAGCTGCGGCATCATTGGCTTTTCTTTGGGCGGGTGTTAAATCGGGTTTAATTTTTGTAACCGTTACGCCCTTTGCTTTGGATGCTGCTGCTTTTGCTGGATCAAATCCCTCCCTCGAAACCGCCTTTTTATTTAGATTAGTTCTTTTCCGAGCATTCCCCGATTTGCCCTTTGGTAAGCCCTTTGCTGGTTCCGATACTTTGGTTTTTTTCTTCACAGCCTTCTTCTTAGGAGCTGCTTTTTTTACTGCTTTAACTAATTGTTTAATAGCCATTGTATTATTGTATTAAATTAACGATTACGGGTGCTAGCATTGCTAGCTTTGCTAGCATTTCGTACTGCACCAGCGGACTCAATTCCCTTAAATGCTTTAGCATTGGGTCTTAATCTTCCATAGGATTTTGGCAAATTTGCCTTATTCAAAGCGGACTCAACTCCACTCCTAGAGGTAGGCTTCCCCTTGGGGATGTTGCCGTAGGATTTTTTGGAGGGGCTTGCCCCACCCTTGATTAGTCGGATTCCCGCACGTAATAGTTTATTCATTGATATTTGATTAATTAATTGATTTCTTCTGGTGATAAAACTTTTAACAAGTAGTCGTCCTCTATCATTCCACCAATTATCTTGGCATCCGCACGCTCACTGGCATCCAGACTTTTTTCTAGTAGATGAAATTTAGTTTCCCTGCACTCCTTGATAAAATTAATAATGTATTGGTACTGCTCGTATTTTGACAAGAATACCACTGCATCATTTAAACTGTCTGTTTGCTTAATAGCCATTAGGATTCTCCTAGGTTTTGAGTGTCAACGGAGCCCATTGCTGCGGGAGCCGCACCCAAGCGTCCGATCTCTGCATTCTGCTGTTGAGCAACTTGCTGTTGATATTGAGCTGCGTAGTTCTGTAGGTTAGCCATGAAGCTAGGATCCGATTGGATTCTGCCTTGGATACCCTCTTGACCTGTGTATTCCTGAATTACCTGCATTGCAATCTGACCACCATTTGGTCGAGCACCCACTGGGATACCAGCGTAAATCTTGGTGAGATCATCAGTAACATCCTTAACCATTTCTTCCTGCCCCATTCCCTCGGGTTGGATGATTGCATCCGCAATACTTGGATCAATTGCATTCGCTGCAAATTGCTCCGCTGCTTGGACGTTGAATGTATTGTTGGGTGAGTTTCTAGCTAGCTCAAGAATCGCTGCAATCTTAGCCTTCATTGTTTCTGGGTCTTGATTCTGGACATCGAATGAGATATTAACATCAATGCTCTCGTCCTCTGGGGACTTGTAGATAACTAGCTCGTCTGGGTAGCCAGTCACTCGGAAAAACTTTTCATCGGGTCCAAACACTAGGAAGGACTTATACGCTAGCTTCAGTATACTAGAGCAGTGCGTAAGAAACTTGTCAATAAAGAACTGCTGGCGTTGCATACTTAGCTGGCTTTCTTCATTAAGCCCAACTAGATCCATTGCTTCCTGTTGAACATACTTCTCTAACTGGCTAGCAGCCGTTGAAGTATTCGGAACATTCATGTACTCAAACTTCTCGTTTGCACGAACACCAATCCACGCACCAGCACCCATTTGGGCTGGGGGTCGTCCGACTGGGTGTAGCAGTGGGGGTGCAACAGCCAAAGCCATTTGATCACTCCAGCCATCACGCAGTGTCTTCATTTGCTTTTGGGGTCCACGAAGCAAATCACCAAATGTATTTACATCATAAATACGTTTACCAGCATTACTTAATCGAGTTAATATAAATGGATACTCATCGTAACCAGATAGTAGCTCATTACTTAAGTACCCAGTTGTAAGCCTTGGGTTCCAAACTGTTAGGTATATTCCTTCAGAGTTACTTTTCTCGTCAATGAGTCTACGGTAGGTGTATACAACCTCAATCAAATCCTTGGAGTCCACCATGCCAGACATACCATACGTTGATCCCCCTCGTGCTTGAGAGGATCGCAGTGAGCTGTATGTGGTCTGGTTCATGCCAGAGTAGTCAAAGCCACGGTAGTTCTCGATGAGTTCCTCTGCGACTTCTGCATCCCACCCTTTGTTCTCTACACAGTTTTCAATCTCTTGGGGAGTAAGGAACGCACGCATATGAACTCTGGGTGCTCGCTGAATATCCGTAACATACGCTGGTATAACAATATCAATGTCAGCGAACTTTGTTTCCACAAAGGGACGCGATACATCTTTCTTGGCTACTGGGATCTTTGCTACACCAAAGTCTCGGAGTTCACGCAGTGCTTTTTTTGCCTTAGGAATATCGACATAATCAAACATATCGGTCATCATGGCAATTGTCTCCTCATCTCGGTTTTCATCCGCCAGAAGATCATATAGCTCTGGTGCGACTTCCTCAATTAGTGATAAGTTAAACTCTTCGTCGTGTGTTCTGGATTTTATTTCCCAGTCTACGTACGTAATAGCAATCCCCTTTTCTAGTAAATTGTTTGCTGCCGTCTCGCACTCCGAACGAAAGTCGCGGATGTAAGAGTTCTGCATATACTTCAAGAAGGATGAAACTACTCCAGCCTTCTGCATATCCGAGGATTCCGTTGGATACGCACGGATGTTACTCTTAGCCAAGGCATTCATCATTAGCCCAACATACGTAGAGATGCATTGCTCAATGAGCCTTACTTCAGTATCCGATGCACCATCCCAAGGGAATGCATTTTCCCCAGTCTTAGTTAGCTGGCTATTCTTACCAACCCATTCAGCATTTCGATTATTGTAGCTATCTTGGCACTGAGATACGTATGAAGAAAGTTCGGTAACATCGCTCTCGTAGTCACGCTTCAACTCATTGATATCTGGCTTGGACGTAACGTAGTAGGCTTCTAGTTCTTTGTCTTCCATAAATTGTGCATTATAACACGCTCTTATTTATTTAATCTGATTTTTATGTTGTTTAAAAATATAGAATACCAATGGGGATCTCTGGCTATCATGTCAAGGAAATCACATAGTGGAATCTCCTCATGTATGTCGTGCTGACACCTATGAAGTATCTCCCAATCCACAAATGCACTTGAGTGCTTAGACGCGAACTTCTTTAATTCTTTGCTCTCGCTGGAACTCTCGCTTATAGATAATTTCATGCCTGTAGAACTTTTCATTGTTTTTCTCGACCTCCTGTGCCCTGAACACTAGTTGCGGGCGAATAGCATTCAAGTGCGTTGACGGGATGGATACTCTAATTTTACGCACGGGCTTCTCTAGTAGCTTGCAGTACCAGAATAATTTATTGGGGGTGAGTCCCAGTGCCTGAACCCGAACGAACTTGGGCTCAATGATTGCATCATCCTTCTCCTTGAAGTACTCAGCTATCTTAGCTACTCCGCTCTCCGTGAGTTCCTTGGTCTTCTCGCAGTAGTCCTCTGCATTGCAGAGCTTTTTGCGTAGTACGCCAATCTTGGGTGCTGTTACCCCGTATATTTCAGCTAATTTCTTTTGTTTCATTAGTATCCTCCTGTTGTTCTGGTCTGCTCAAAGTCAGTGTCCGTGTAGTGAATTGGGCCATCTCCAGCATTTGCCATTCGCAAATAGCGGATTAAATCAAAGAAATCCTTTAGTGCCTCGTCTGATTTACCCTGTGCATTGTAGTTAATTAGGCTATCAATTAGATTCTCACAGGACTCGTGAATAAAGCACTTGGGCATATTTGCGGGATCCAGCTCGTAGTTTGGGTTATATGAGAACCATTCATCCAGTGCCTGTATTCCAATTATTTCGTTTCTACCATCGGAGGGAACAAAGTGGAAGTCAAATTCCGCAAAGGATGCAAAGAGATCCAAGTTGTTTTCATTCTCCCTAGCAAAGTATCTTGAGTCCCCGATGCGTTCAAATACTTCAATACCCATCTCTTCCTCTATCTCTTCAAAGAGAGCACAATACCCCTGCACATCATAACCTATCTTCTTGGCTGCTGGACCATACTTCCACCTTTCACCGAACAATGCCCATTCTCCGTAGCTAGCTCGGTCTGGCCACTCCCTCATTATGTATACTTCCCCGAACTCATTTACCGCTGCCCAGATAGCAGAGAAATTTCTGGCTCCCGCGGGGTCAACTACTTGGTAGCAGGTGTACTCCGACGTATCGGAAATGTCGGGGAACGTCATCCCGTTGGCGTTCTCTTCATTACCTAGCACCTGTACGTCCGTTGAGAATAGGGGCAGTAGGGATGTAATGCTCTTTACTGGAATACCGTAGGCACGTACACGAATCTCTTCGTCTGGTCGTCCTAGTAGGTCCTTCTTGATTCGCTCGTATCCCCCAAAGGGGTTTTCGTCGGAGTGCAAGTACACGATGCTTGCGTCCCTCATCGGGGAGTATTGAACCACGGGTACTTCTTCATTATCCAAGAGCTCCGCGGGGCGTGTAGCTAGTGTCCTGCAATTCTTTAGGTAGTCCGCAATGAAGGGCGTATATCCGTCAATGGGGGTAAATCCAAGTAGCATCTTGGAGTTAAGTGTAGCCAATCGGAAGCGTAGGGTATTAACTAGAGCCGCATCACCCAGATATTCGTCAAGCCAACTGCCGATATTCAACTCTGGATTTCCCTTGAATCCAAACTGGAAGCCCTCTAGGATAGTCTGGTTGTTGCTGAACTGCGTGTACGTCTTGAAGTCCACACGAGTCCTAGTATCTGGAAAGATGAAGGAGGATGCAGTAAAGCCATTCTGCATAGAGAAGTTAATGTAGCCCTCAATGCTCTTGGTCTTCTTCTTGAACTCCTTGGGCATCATATCCCACACTGCCGCTTGCTGCACCTTAATAGATGTATCTGCATTCTGTGAGAAGCACACAACATGACCGTCATTGTTCTTTGTCACGGCCTCCATTACTAGCTTGGCACACCCCGTGGTTTTACCACTGCGATTTCCACCCAATGCCAGCACTTCATTGTAATCCCGTACACCGTCCCGAATCCTTGCCCAGCCATCTAAGTCAAATCCGTGCCTAAGTGGATCCTCCTGTGATGCCCGTATAAGGCCCTCACGTGCTCTGTGAAGCTCTTCAAGGACACTGGGGTCACTCTGCCCTAGGATGAGTATCTCCTCGTCTGTAGGGGCCTCTATGAGGGGGTGCGGTGTAAATACTAATTCCATTAGTGCTCATCTACCTCAATTACATCCGCTTGCTTTAGCTCCTGTATGCGATCCCTAGCGGCACTCAGGGTATCGTTGAAGTCATCCATTGTATACACCTGCTTCACATCCAGCACATGGGATGCCTCGCCTCTGGCTGTCATTGCTTGCCTCTGGGAGTTTGCTTTAGCAATTGAGATTTCCTTTAGGTCCTTGAACTCTGGCTCGTACCCATTGTCGAGCTTTACTCTTAGGCCATCAATGACATCCTCCTCTAGGGACTCTAGGTTGACGTAACTCCTAGCGGAAAGCTGTCCCCCTAGCTCCCTAAAGGAGTTTGTGTGATCCGAGTAATCCACTAGCACCTGCACAATAGTGCTCCTAGAGATACCGTGCTTGCGGATCATATTCGTCTGCGAGCAACCCAGTGCGTGTAGATACAATATCTTAGCTACCTTCTCTGGATTATGCCTAGACAGACTCTTGGTCTTATGCACTTCCTTGTCCCTCTGTATCTCTACGATAGCATTGGAGATGCTTTGCATAAGTGCGTCTTTCTCTTTGTTATTATCCATACCCTATTTCATTTTTGCAACAGGACCCTCTGGACCCTATTGCATTTTTGCAATAACCCATTGCAAATTTGCAACACCTATACCAGTATACATACAATATACAAATAAAGAGGGGGCTCTGGGAAGTTATCACTTCCCTATGGAGTCCAATGTTACTCTGGGTGTCAAGTTGAATGCGGTATGAGCTTTGGAATTTTTTGTGGGGTGTCTTATATATATATAATAAAAAAGAAAAAAGAAAAATCAGACCCCCTCCTCCCTTATTGCTGTGGCACTGGGCAATGCCTACCATACCAGCACTGCATAGCGCACCATGGGATTACGTAAGTCGTTGTATACCAATACTATGGACACCTTGGTGCTACGTAGCTAGCTACAAATGCTACGTGATTAGACTGAGAGAAGCGTGCTTGGTCGCTACATGAGTGGAATATATTGGTAGCAGTGTGGAAATGTATCACAGCACACCATCCACTATCTATCCACTATCTACCTGTCTATCTACCTAGCTATCTACCTAGCTATCTACCCGTCTTTATGGTGTCAATTTGGGGTCAATATAACTGCCACCTTAACTACGCATCCGCTCCAGCCCAGTGCCAGTGCGGTATGGATGGGCATGAAAAAAAGTGAAAATAATGATCGCCATATCTAGCTACAACTGATTGAATGCAGTCTGTTCTTTTAAGTTAGGTTGTCATTACGGTGACAATCGAGGGTGGCTCACGCCACTCTGATTCATAGGAAATCGCAACTCCTACCCAAGCTCATTGAGTGATCGGAAAAGCGAAAATCCCACTTTGACCATTGAGAAATGCGAGTGCCGATTGAGAAGTGCAGAGTTGAGAAGCGGATGTCTAGCAGAGTATGCCATGACCACATCCAGCCAAGACCAGCAAAGCACGGAGGATGGTGTTGGAATCCATCGACAAATAGTGAAACGCATTTCGGAGATGCGTAATCAGTAGGGTGGCTCCACTGGTCTGATGATCTAGCCAACTAACAAAAATACCAATAGATAACGATATGAAATTCTTATACTCAGCACAACGACAAGGTGAAAGTGGTAATGTATTCTCAATCTGGTTCCACTCAGTGGAAGATGCACTGCTCATGCAGAAGACAATGAGAAAACACTTCAAATGCCCAGTCTCATGCACTTGGTCTATCGATGGAGAAACATACAAAAATGATTAACAGGTCGAAACGCACTGAGTGCGTCTGGCAGTATCTCTGTCACTGATGAGACCATCAGCAACTAACAAAAATACCAATAGATAACGATATGAATAACAATACGAAACTACGCCAATACCTAACAAGCAACAACGCATCCAGCACACTGGGCATAACTGGTCGCCAGATAGCAGATGCTTCCCAAGCACAACTCAAACAGTGGGTCACTGATTTGGGTGGTGATCCTGTGGCTGTCATGGGTGATAGCACACCAGCACCAGCACCAGCATCGACATCAGCATCGACAGAAGCAGAAGTAAAATGGCGTGCATTGCAGGATATACTTGGTGGTGGATCGTCGCCCGTAGACATGGACAAAGTCCGCGATGCAGTGCAGGATGCAATTGCTAACGATGTGTCGCCAAGTCTAGAAAAAATGCAGAATCAAGTGGATGCTCTGGCTCCACTAGCTGACACACTGGACAAGATTGCGGACGCAATGAAGGGTGGGACATCCAGCAGACTACCATTGGCTGTGGCTGTGGCATCTGGCAATAATCCCATACTGGAATTGATCCAGCCATATTACGATAGTGGATCAGCGAATCCAACCAAGGTGTGCATCTCAGCACCACCCAGCTATGGTAAAAGCTACAGCATCTCACTGCTGGGGCAATCATACGATCATTGCATCACACATGGATGCTCTGATGACATGGACGAATGGCATGAGATCATTGGTGGTGCGACACCCAGAGAAGATGGCAATGGTTTCATCGTATCAGATGGCAAGCTAGCTAACGCTGTACGATTAGCCAGCAAAGGTGAGAGCGTGCTATTCTTCTTGGATGAAGTCTTTCGCCTATCGCCCAAGGTCATGGAAAAGATGCTGGATTTCCTAGCACCACAGCCAGATGCGGATGGTATCAAACGCTATAAGCTAACGACCAAGCACAATGACAAAGGTGTGCTTGAAACTCTGACCTGTGATATGGACAATCTGCATATCATTTGTGCAACTAACCTATGCGAGGTGATCCCACCAGAAGCATTCAGATCACGATTCCTGTTCAAGCACGTGCAATTCGATTCAGCCATGGTCGCCAACATAGCTACCAGCGTAGCTACCAAGTTTGGTATCACTGATGCCGCCGATCTGGGTGGTCGATTCGCAATGGCAATGGAACGCAGTCGCGAGATGAAAGCCAGTGGACAACTGCTGACATCCTTGGACATCCGCAACCTTGAAACAGCTTGCACTCACAGCAGTGACAAC